TGCGTCGCGTGCGGCCGGAAATTGCTGATGGTCACGCGCTGAATGCGGTACGTGCCGGTGACGCTGGTCGGGGCCGGCAGGGTGACCTGAATCGTCGCACCGGCGGCGGTGCGCAGATCGCGGCAGCGGTAGGTGACGCGTTCCTGGTCGAGCGGCCGGACCGCGAGCGTCGCCTGGCCCCGCGCCCGCGCTTCGGCGATGGAGAGCCGGCGGTCCTGGACCCACTCGGCCCGAATGCCGGCGCCGCCCGTGTCCGCGGCCAACTGCGCCTGACGGGCCGTGTCGTCGACCTGGACGACGAGATAGATCTCATCCCCGCGCGTCAGCGCGGGGTTGATCGACCGCGGACCGGTGGCCGGAATGCCGGTCAGCATCGGCGACGCGGTGATGGTGGAGTTGTAGGCAATGGCCGCACTGATGGACCCGATGCCACTGGCCGGGATGCCGGTAAGGCTGCCGGCGGTCAGGCCGGTATAGCGGATTTCCTGTTCGCCGTTGCCGATGGAGGCCCAGCCGCCGGTCGGCTCAAAAGCGGCGGTGCCGGCCACTGGCAAGGTGGTCGAGCCGGGCAAGACCTGGCCGGGCGGCTGCTGCAGGCCACTGGTGTCGGTCGTCGGGATGTTGGCGCCGAGCGTCGCATCGGCCGCCGTATCGGTATACGTCGCCGTCGTGTTGTCGGCGACGGTGGCCAGTAGTTTGAGCTGGGCTTGATTCGCGGCCGTGCGATAGAGCTTCCGATTGGTCACCGCACTCGAGCCGACCGGCAGCGCCGCGAGGTCGACCCGATGCTTGGCGGTCGTATTCGATGGCAGACCAAAGGGCGCGGTGCCGTAGTCGACGAGATTGATCGTCGTCGACGAGACCGCCGGATCGTTGGGATAGGCCTGCAGGCGACGGCCCCAATTGTTCCCGGCGGCCGCCTGACTCTGGGTCCACACGTAAATACACACCCACGTAATCCGCGGGTCCGCACTATAGGGAATCGTCGCGGAGACGCCGGCCGCCTGGCTCGGCGTGATCGGATTCCCGCCGGCGGGAATCGTCAGCGTGACGCCGGCCGTGCGGGCCGCCGTGGTCACCGTAAAGGCATCCGCCTGGAGCGGCGCCGTCGAATAGGCGTAGGCCACGGAAATCTGATCGCCGATGGTGAAATTCGAATAGCGGGGAAATGGATAGGTATAAAAGGCGCTGATGGGCGCCACCGGGTCCGGGATCGGACCGGTGGTGACGCTGGCCAGCGGCGAGGCCAACGATTCGCCGGTGGCGGTGGCGAAGGTCACGGCGTACTGATGCGTCCCAGCCTCGATACTGCCGCCACTCTGTAACGTGAGCTCCGGCGCGGCACTCGGCCCGATGCCGGGCCCGACCAGCGCGCCCAGGCCGCCCGTCACGACCCCGCTATACGTCAGATGCTGCGCCCCACCTTCGGAGCCCTGCGGCGAGACTTTCACGAACACGTCCGACACGACCTCGAACATGTCGACCGCGGCCAGCGGAATCTTCGTGTCGCCGACCGCCACGGCCCCCAGCACCGTCGAGCCGCGGCCTTCGACATAGACGCGCGTCAGGGTCTGCGTCCGGTCCAGGTCGCGGCGGAACTGCGCGAGCGAGGGATGGTCCGGCGTCAAGGGTGCCGGGTCCGGCCGCTGCGGGTCGGTGAAAAACAGATGGACGTCCTTCACGCCGTCGACATACCAGTAGGCGCCAATGCGCCGGGCCAGCCGGGTCAGGGCTTCCGGCAGCGGTTCGTTGGTGTAGGTGAGTTCATCGAGGAACGGCAGGTTGAGCGCCACGCCCCGGCTGGTGAAGCCGTCACCGGCGCCGGTGGCGGTCGCGACCAGGTCCTGCGCGATGGTCGTCGCCGACTGATGGCGATACGCCTTGGTGACCAGGTGATTGCCGAGCAGCCAGGTATCGTCAACGGCGCTGACGTCGGCCTGGACGTTCTGCGGATTGTCGGCGGCATAGAGCTGCTGCACGGTCAGCGCATGGCCCGCAAACAAGGGCACGGTCCGGTTCTTCGAGCCCAGAGTGACGATCACCCGGTCGCCGTTCGACGGGACGGTGCCATTGACGCGGTAGCGGCAGCTGTTCGGCTGTTCGTCGAGGATGTCCTCGATGGTCAGCGAGTCGATGAGTGTGCCGACGGCGGGATCGTCGCGGTCCCAGCCGATCTGTTGGCCGCCGTGGCTGATGTAGACGCGGCCGTCGACGTAGCCGCCGCGCACGGCGCCGCCGCGGGCCAGTTTGCCCAGGGCATACATGCGCGATTTCTCGCCGGGCACCAGGGTCGCCATCAGACCGGGAGCCGGTTGCCGCCGGAACGGTAGGTGTGCATCATCGCGTCCTGGACGGCGCGTGAGATCGCATCGGGCGTGCCGAGCGGCGAATTGATGTTGACGTTGACGATCGGCAGGCCGGAAATGGCGCCGCCGGCGACGACCGGCCGGCCGTACTGGTCGCGGGCGACGCCGCCCGTGCCGACAATCCCGGTCGGGAGCAGCCCGCCACCCTGCGCGGCCTGTTTCGCCTGGCCGGCCGCCTTCGCCGCATCGGCCGCCTTGCCCTGCGCGCGGGCTTCCTCGTCGAGCGCGGTGACATAGTCCCACTGGGCCTTCACCAGATCCTCCGTCACCTTGACGACCGGTTTCAGCGCCTGCAGCGCCTGGTCGGCCGCATAGGCCAGTTGAACGAACTTCGCCGTCTGCGCACTGGTCAGCTCGCCGCTCCGCGACAGCGCATTGATGCCGTCGAGCATCGTCTGTTTGAGTGTTTCGAGTTCTTTCTCACGCAGCTGATTGACGCTGATGCCCATCGCCTCAATCGCATCGACCCAGTTGGTCGCGGCCTGCAGCTTATCGACCGCAAAGACCTCATCGATGATGGCGCCGACCGCATCCCAATGCTGTGTCATCGCCTGTGCGTTCAGCCGCTCGAGGGCCTCGGCCTGCTTCCGCGCCGCCGCTTCGGCTTTCTTGTGGGCGGCTTCCAGCTCGCGCAAGGTTTTTTCATCCTCTTTCGCCATCGCCTTGTTGGCCGCCAGGGCCGCATCGAGATCCGGCAATGCGAGAGCTAGGCCCTTGGTGGAGGTTTTCAACCCGGCCATCACTTTGTCGGCGCCTTCGATCGGCGGCCCCATGGTGGTGAAATTGCCGGTCACGAAGGACGCCGCATCGGCCAGTAGGCCGAGTTCTTTTTTCGTGGCACTCACCACGCCACCAAAGCCACCGAGGCCCCAGGTTTTATCTTTCAGAATCTCCAGCAGCGCATTGAACGCTGGCACGAGTGCGAGCCCGATATCGCGCGCGATCGATTTGAAGTTGACTTGGAGGGCGGCGATTTCCATCTGGAATTTTTCGGCATTGGCGGCGTCCTCCGCGGTAATCGGATCCAGCCCGCCGACCAGGTCCATCGCATCGGCGAGGTCATAGAGCGACGGCGCCATCTCTTTGTAGGTTTTGCCCAGCAGGTCGGTCCCGGTCTGGAGCCGCTCGACCGGATCGACCTGGGCCTGCAGGCCCTGCGCGATGGCCAGCATCTGTTCGTCGGCGCGCATCTCCTTGAAGTGGGCAAATTCGATCCCGATGTCGCGGAGCGCGGCCACGAAGGCCTGCGGATGCTCGGCCATCTGCTTGTTCATGGCGTAGAGCACATTGGCCAGACTGTCGATGTCGGTGCCGGCCACTTCCGCCGCATCGGCCAGGCGCGAGAGGTCCGGGACGCTGGCGCCGGTCTTGTCAGCCAGGTCGCCCAGATTCGCGGCCGCCTCGGCACTCCAGTCGGCGAGCTTGAAGGCGGCGGCGCCGACGGCCACGAATCCGGCCCCGACCGCGACCGCGGTCTGCGCCAGCGGGGACATCGTGGTGACGAGGCCTTCCATGGCGTCTTTCGCGCCGCCGACCGGATCGGTCAGCAGCCGCTGGATGTCGACGCCGGCAACGGCCTGATCGAATGCCTTCGCAAAATTCGCGGTATCTTTTTCCAGCCCGTCGAGGGCCCGCTCGGCTTGCTTGGTGCCCTGCTCGAAGCTGGAAAAATCCGCGACGAATTCAGCGGTAATCGCCATCAGCCCACGGCCTGTTCGCGCAGTAATTCGTCCACGAGCACGTCATAGACGTTCTGGTCCAGTTCGGTCACCCACTCATAGCGCCAGTGACAGCGACGAGCGATGGTGAGGTCCTGGGCGACGCGGGCGCGCCACTCGAGGTCCTTTTTTTTTCTGCCCGGTCGGCCGCCACCGCGCTGGCATGCGTTTCGATCGCCTCGCGGATTTCCGCGAAATCATCCGGGTCGAGCAGGTTGAGCGCGTCCTGGAGCGCACTGCGCGGCTGATCACGAATCGCCAGATGGCCTTTCGCCGGAGCCGCCAAGGACCAGTCCAGCAGATACGTGGTCACGATGACGTTGGCCCATTTCAGCGGATCGCGACGCGCCGCGCCCTCTGGCGTGACGACGTACAGCCGCTCGAGCATTTCCGTATGCTCGCCGTGATTCAACCGTTTGCGGACATCGATCCAATCGCCATCCGAGAGCGCCACCCGCACCGCTTCCGGGGACACGACACCGCGCATATCAACACTCCATCGGCCCGAGCGCCGCGGTGAGCTGCTGATCCGGGAGCAGCGTCACGGCGCGCACCGGCCAGCTGTAATGGCCGCCGGTGCGCGGCACGTTGAACCGCAGCGGCTGCTGCCGCAGCTTGAACGCATCGGCGCGCACGACCTGCGCATTCAGCGACCACTGCCCCTTGTCGCTCTTGTGCACTTGCCACGCCCGGCAGACCGCCGCGGTGTGCCATGCCCAGGAGATGGTCGCGTCCATCTTGCCGTCGGCCCCGCCGTGCAGCACCAGCGTCTCGAACATCAGGCGGAACCCCGCGGTCGGCGATTCCGCGCCTGTTCGCTGTTGGTCGCCCAGCAACAATTGTCGGGCGCATACGGGTACTGTCCCTGCCGTGGGGCCTCGCCCAAGACGACGAGCGATCCGAAGCGCTCGCCCGGCGTGAGTACGATGGCGGTCGCCATGTCGGTTCCTTTAGGTTTTGATACCTGGCTGCCACGAAGTCCCGTTCCAGAAACAGTCCGAGCCGTTGCCCATCTCGACATGTTGGCCGGTGGTCCAGGCGGTCGCCGGACTGGCGGTGATGCCGGTCATGGCCGCCAGATTGGCCGGTGGCGTCGCGCCGGCGGGCGTAAAGCTGCCCGGAATCCCGGCGGTCGCACCGGTGGCGAGGATGGCGCCCGGGAAGGTCCACGGGCCGGCGGCGGACCAGCTCCCGGTGACCGTCGGGGCCGCCAGCGAGGCATCGAGCGACGCATTCATGTACGCGAGGCCCTGCCAGAAGAATCCGGGTTCGGTACTGTTCGGCATCAACTGCAGCGTGCCGGGCGTCGGCGAATCGGCCGCTTTCCAGAGCGCGGTATCGCTGCTGTTCCAGAAGCCGCCCAGGTCGCCCTGCAGATTCTTGAGGCCGGGCAGATAGACGCGGTTGGTGTCGCCGTAACACGAGACGTC